ACACCGTTTCGCCGTGCTGCGCTTGGTTTTGCGTCTGCATGACGACCAGACCCTGCATCACGCGCTGCAAGTCGGCGGTGACGGCCGACAACTGCTCGGTCAGGCTTGCGGCGAGCTGCTGCGTCTGGCTCTGCTGCGCTTCGATGTTCGGAATGTCGGCACCCGGGTTGGCCGAGATACGCGCCACCAGAATTTTGGTTTGGGCGTCGAGGTCGGCCCGATACCGCTCGATCTCCTGTTTCTGCGCAAGTTCCTGCGCCTTCATCTGCGCTTCAAACTGCTGGCGCTGCTGCTCGATCTGAAGCTGCATCTGCAACTTGCCCTGCTCGATCTGCTGCTGCATCGCCATCTTGGCCTGTTCGACCTGCAATCGGGCGCTTTCGGCCTGCTGATCTGCGCTCATCTTGGCTTGCTCCAGCTGCATCTGCACTTGCGCCTTCTGCTGCTCAACCTGCGCGGCCTGATTGGCGGCCTCTGCTTCGGGGTTGGGTTGTCCCTGCGCCTGCTGCATGGCTTCTAGCGCCTGATCTAGCGCCCCTTCCAGCGGACGGGCGGCCTTGAACGCCTGCACGCCGAACTTCATCACATCAATCATCATCGGCACCATTTGCGGCGATGCCTGGGCAACCGGCAGCACCTGCTGCAAGAACCCGCCGAAACTCTGCAAGAACTCCAGCCGGTCGCGCTTGTTCTGCATCTCGTCGAGCATGACGAGGCTATCGGCGGCGATGTCCACGCGGAAATTGCGCAGCGGGTTGTTCTTAAGCAGTTCCAGCGCCTGCGGGATCAATTGCTGATCCTGCGACGACATCTGCTGGGCGGCGGCATACGCCAGAATCGTCTGCGGCTGGAACATCTGCGCCATGACCTGCGCTTTCAGCCGGATGATCTGCGACGCATAAAGCGCAACGTCTTCCTGCATCGACCGCAACCGCAGCCCGGCGTACTGCCCCTTGATCTGTTGCGCGGTGGCCGTTTCCGATGCCATTGACTGACCGCGGATGATGTCAGCGATGCCGGTGATCTCGTAAATCTGGCCCTTGATGTCGGCCCGTGCTTGATAGCATTGCAACAGCGCCTGGGCGATCGACTCCAGCGGCAGCAGGTCAATGCTGCCCTTTAGCCCGCCCTTCTCCGAAAACGCCATCCATTTGTCCACCGGGATCAGGGCGTTGTTGTCACCCTCGGTGAGCAGCCGCTGCAACGCTGGCTGACTGGCGTCGTACACGCCGCGTACCCGCAGCGCCTTCACCAACCCGTCGATGCGATCGGACAGGATGTCGAGTTCAATGGCCTGATCTTGATACAGGACGAAATCCGGCACCGGCACGAGACTTTCGCTCGTGGTCGTCGCGTACAGAGGGCGCGGACAAGGAAAGAACTCCTCCAGCCCGAGCGGGTCGTCGCGCACATCAATCATCCGCGGGTAGCCCTTGGAGAACCAGTAGACCTTCTCGGTCTCCTTGTCCCACAGTTCGCAAATCTTCGCCCGGTTGTAGGTGCGCTTGGACTCGCTGTAAGCCGTCAGCGGCTCCGGCCCTTGGTCAAGGGGTATCTGACGGGCAATCTCGTCCCCAAAACGCTCTGCAAGCGCCTCGCGGGTCATGTAGACCCAGCGCCAGACGCAGGTGACCTCTTCCCATGTGCGGGCCTGTGAGTGGCCGAAGTCGCGCCAATGGACGTAATCCACCTTGGCGCACTCATACTCGACGCGCTCAAGCGGTTCGGCGGCGAGTTCGCCCTGCTCAACGGCGGTGGTGACCTGCACGCCGTCATCCTCGATGCCGATCGGCGCAACGTGCGGCTCGTACCGCACCCATGCCGTGCCGCGACCGCCGAGGAACCGATCTTCGACCGAGTGACGCATGCACGACCGGAAATCGCTGTAATGCTCGATTTCGAAGTCCAGCGCCCGCTCAAGCAGCGACGAGGCCACGCGGCCCACCGGGTCGTTGTCACCGAACCTGCGCGAGACGTCGGCCTTCGGGAGCTTGGCGTAGACGGCCGGGATCAGCGTCTGGACGTTGCTCCAGAGGATGTTGAACTTGGCCGATTCCGTCATCGATTGACCCCGGGTGTCGTCCCGGTATCGCTTGATGATCTTTTTGACCCGAGCCTGCCACTTGGCAAATTCGTTGTCGTACTGCCCGACTATCCGCAGATAGCGGTCAACGTCACGACTGACAGGCTCTTGCGCCATATCAGGCGAACTTGCCGATTGCCAGCACGGTCACGCCAGCGGCTGTGGTGACCTGCCACGCGCCGAGCTGCGACGCGGCGTTGATCTCGATGTTGTACACGCCGATGCCGCCGCCCACCGCGTTTGGCAGGATCGTGTAAGCGGTTCCGCTGCCGTCCTTGATCTGCACTTGGCTAGTCGCCGCGGTGGCGACCGTGCAGATAAGCCGGTGCAGGTAATCGCCCGCACCGCCGGTCGTGCCGATGATCTGGTTGGTCTGCGAGGCCGCGACCTGCTCGTAGAAGTATCGATTCGGTTCGGTGATTCCGCTCACAATCTCGCCCTCCGGTTCTGGGTCTGGGCGTGAACACGCCACATATCGTCCAACGTGACCGTGTTTTCCGGCCCGACCATCAGCGGTTTCGGCTCAACGGACGCCGGTGGCCGCGCCACATCTTGCCACGAAACGGCCAGCATGCGAAAGGCATCTGCCGGGTGACTTGTCCAGTCGTGCCTGGGCGACTCCCGAAACGACCGCTTGTCCTCGTCGTATTCGCGCTGGTACTGCCGTAGCGCCTCAATGCCCTCGCGGCACCGTTCGGCGTCGAACCAGACCCGCGGCAGCGTCAGGCGCACCGCTTGGATGCCGCTTTGCAGCCCGATGTCGGGGACGACCGCCAGTTTGGCGATGTCGAGATGCTGCGCCAGCTGCTCGACAATGCTGCGGCCGGTCTGGAGGCTCTTGGCCCGGGCGTCATGCGGCAGCAGGTGCTTGGCGTACCGATACGGGCGCTCCAAGACGACCTTGGCGATGTCGTGGATGTTGGCCCCGCTCACGGCGTAAAAGTCGATGACGCGAATTTCGCCCCGGGCGACCTGATAAAACCACACGGCCGTATCGTCCCGGTAGCCCAAGTCCCAGGCGGTAAAGGTCGGCAGCGACGAGTCGTGCTTGACCTCGGTGATACGCCCCTGTTCCTGCGCTTCGCGCATTTCCTTGCCGTAGAAAGCGCCGAGGATGGCAGCCTCAAAGCTGCACTCGTACTCCTGCAAGAACTGATCCTCGGCCAATTGCGCCTTCGCGGCGGCTAGTTCGCCGTCTGGGAGGAGACCGCTTGTCGAAGCGGGAAGGCGCAGCAGGAACCACTCGCTAGGGATTCGAGTGGCTGTTTCAAAAATCTCCCAAAACTGATTTTTTCCCTTGGGCGTACCGCCGAACACGGCCCATCCTTGCTTGTCGGACAGCGCCGGCCGGATGACGTTGCCGAACACGCTGGGCCGGAAGTCGCCATATTCGTCCATATAGACGCCCGAAAACCCGAGGCCGCGCATGCTGTCGGCGTTGTCGGCGCCATACAACCTGATCTGACTGCCGTTGATCAACGTGATCGTCAGTTCCTGTTCGTTCTTGGACTGCGCCACCGGGGCGGCAAATTCTTGGAAATACGACCACGCCACCGCTTTGGCCTGACTGCGGTACGGGGCGATGTAGCCGAACAGGCCGCGATCGCCTTGGTAGGTGATGGCTGCGCGGATGATGTCGTTGACGGCGGCGACGGTCTTACCGGCTCGACGATGCGCGACAAGACAGGCCCACCGCTGCGATCGGTTGTGAAACGGCAGGAACGCCCGCCGCGGCCGGTATGGGATGACTATTCTGGCGCCATCCACGAGATTTCGACCTTGAGCTTGTCGCCGTTGGGGCCGGTCACTTCCTGCCGGGCGAGTTTGGGAACGTGGTATTCCAGCAGGGTGCTGAAGCACTCAAAAGCAGCCAGCGGCCCCTTCTCCTCGGCAATCTGATCGAGCCACCCTTGGAGACGGTCTGCGTTGCCGTCCACGAACGCCGCAATGGCCTCTCTAGCGGCTGCTGTGGCCTTGTTGGGCATGCCCTTTGGCCGACCCGGCCCCGGTTTCCCTAGGTTTTTATAACCGCCGCCGGCCATTATGGTAGCTCTTTTCGATCGCGCTGCTTCATGGCCTCGGCAAGTTTCTTGCCCTTGTCGGCTTGATTGAACTCGCGGGCAACCTGTTGCGGGACGCCAACACGCTTGGCAAATGCCGGGTCGTGCGCGGCGGCGGCCATGAGGCGGGCCTGTGCGGGGCTGTGGCTAGGCACTACTTGAACCGCTCCAACTTGTAGGTCAAAGCGGCGATCTCGCTCACGATCTCATCGACGATGTTTTGCAGCGAGGTGTCTTTGGGCAGGTCGGTGCGCAGTTCCTTGACGAACTTGAGCAGGACGTTGGCGTATTTGGCCGCGTCCGTCTGCACCTTGAACCCGTCGGGGTACATGGCAAGCGGGATGATGCCGTACAGCCCTTGATAGGCTTCGGCGTACTTGTCGGCGAGGTCGATGATGGCCTCGTAGTACTGCCCGAGCGCCTTGTGAGCGGCGTAACTGGGCGTGTGCAGGTGCAGGAAGTGCGTGGCCGTGCTGCTATGCAGCAACACCCCGACGAATTCGGCTGCGGTGCGGTGATTCATGCGGCCTCCGTCTTGTGAGGGTAGAGCAGGTGCCGTAGCATTTCAACATGTTCGTGTTTTTCCATGTCGGGCCTGATCTAGAGTGGCCCGCCCGCCTGGTGCAGTCCATCCTCGCGCACAACCCCGGCGTCGGGATCATCCAAGTCACCGATGCCGACACCCCAGCGGTGGATGGGGTCACCCGAGCCGTGCCGACGGACGGCGACCGTCAGTTCTTGATGCAATGGCGAGTGGAGGCGTTTGCCCAACTCAACCTCGATATGCCGGCGCTGTATCTGGACACCGACATGCTCGTGCGGCGACCGATCAACCCGGCGAGACTCCTCGGCGACGCCGACATCGCCATGACCCGCCGATCGTTCAACCGAACTGACTGGTTTGTGACCCAGCAACGAGGGCTGGATTACGCCGAACACGCCGGCAAGCGGATGGATCAAGTGTACCCGTACATCGGCTGTGGGACGATCACTCTTGACGCTGGTGCGTGGCGCGATCTCGCCGAGATGTACCAGGCGCTGCCTGACCGTTACCGGGCATGGTACGGCGATCAAGAAGTGCTACGGGAATACGCCCGCGGCCGCAACGTCGCCGAACTGCCGGAACATCACTACGCATGCCTGCCCGAACACTTCGGGCTGTACCCTGACCCGGCCATCCTGCACTTCAAGGGCAAGCGCAAAAAGCTCATCGCCAACTTTCTGGGCTGATCGCGGCGTGGTATCGCTCAAACAGTTCCCGCACCGTCTCCTGCGGGTCGCGGGCAACGTACCACTCATGCCGCGGCTCAAAGATCGCTCGGAAGGCTTCTTGCCCCTCGCGTAACCGGCCTTTTGGCGCTTTGACTTCCACCCAGCATATCCACTTGGTGCCATCCGGCAGGGTGCGCGTCACCAGTTTATCGGGAATGCCCTGACCGGCGTTGCCGAAGTCGTGGACGGCAAATCCTTGCGCCCGCAGCGCCTCGGTGATCAAGGCATCGTTCCCGTCCCGTCGGGCTGCGTGTCTCATGCCTTCACCAACAACCCCTGCCCGGTGGGCAGCTCAAGGATCGATTCCCGGCCACGAAGGAACCGCTGATGCGCTCGGGCGCTATCGCGATACCGTTCAAACCCGTAATCGTCGAAGATCACCACCGATCCCGGGCGCAGCCGAGCATACACCTCGGGGAACACCGCGCCTTCCGATTCGTGGTCGTTCAAATCGATCTGACAGAACGCGATCTCGTCGGGCAGCCGGGTCATCGTATCGCGGATGTCGCCTGGTATCACCTCAACCGCCCAAGGCTCCAGCCGCTGCCTGACAGTCTCAACGAGTTCCGGCCCGTGATCGGCCTTCCGCGCTTCCATCGGCACGTTGTCAAACAGGTCAAAAGCCACGGTACGGCGTTGCTCGACCTGATACCGCAGCACCACTTCCAACGCCGCGCCATTGTAGGTGCCGATGTCCACAATCGCACCCGGCCCATGCAGACCCTGCTCACACGCCCAGCACAGCGTGTAGAGCCGCCACAGCCGTCCCCGCAGCATCATGTCGAGGTTGTCGGTGCAAGCGTCGTGGAATCGCTTGTCGGTCGTGAAAAAGTGGTTACGGAACCACACGAACAGATCGTCGTGGAAGCTTGAGTGTCCTGCGGCGTTTGCGCCGAGGAGCTGCATCAGCCGACGCAGCGTTTCTTGCAGTTCGCGCCGAGTTCCGGCGTCCATTTTCTGGTAGTCCTTGTGAACCATCATCGCTAGCGGTTTCATGTTCTCTTGCCTCATTGATACATCGACCTAGCCAAATCACCCACCAAATGCGGTTACTGCGAAAGCCGTTCAGTTTCGGTACGCGCACGATCTCGTAGCCTCTGCACTCCGCGTTCGCCAAAAAGCTGCCGTACCAGTCCTACCGCATCAGGGTCGGTTAACACCGCAGCAGCCCCGGCATCACGCACCAGCTCGGCTACCCGGTCTTTGTCGATCTGCGCACCCGCAGCCATTCTGGCATCAAGGTAACGCAGTCTGTTGAGCGGTGACCCTTGCACCAACTCATCCCACATCCTTTGACAACTCAAAACATCCAAAGTGCTTTTTTTTTCTATGGGCTGACTGGACTTGCTTTGACCATAGACAGTTTCATCTCCCATGCTTAAACCCCGATGACTGATGGTGAACTCTGCACGGTTGAGACGGAATACGCCTACCGTTGATCGTGCAGAGATTGATGACTGACGGAGCCACCCTGCTGTCGGCTACTTTTGCCGGTT